AGTGCCGTACACGCCTAGCTGTTGCTTCAGTGCTGTGATCTCCTTGTCGCCGAAGCGTTCTGGGCAGATCAACTCTCCGACTTTCTTACGAGGATCGTACACACCAAGACTGGTAGACCGCTTCTTGCCGTCCCATTCAGCAGGAATACAAATGTGTTCCCACCCTTGAATATTTTCCAGGATGTACCCGCTGATATCCTGCTCGTGGAGCCGTTGCATGACGGTCACCATTGCGTCTTCCCGAGGATTGTTAAGCCGGGTTGACCACACCATGTTAAACCACTCCAGAGAGGATTCTCGCATAGCGTCTGACTGTGCATCCTGGGCACCGTGGGGGTCGTCCAGGATCAGACGCGAACCGCCTTCGCCAGTCGCCGTACCACCAACAGAAGTAGCAATGCGATAACCCGTCTTGTCATTTTCAAATCGTTGCTTAGCATTTTGATCACCAGCCAGTTGGAACATGTATCCCCACCGCTCATGATACCACGGAGACTGAATTAGGCGGCGAGACTTCAGGTTATCCCGGATGCTCAAGTTGCCTGAATACGAAGCGCATAGGTACTTGTGTTCTGGGTTAGTCAGCCACTCCCACATCGGCCACATCACGCTTACGATGGTGGACTTAGAGTGCCGAGGCGGGATATTAATGAGCAGCCGCTTAATGTCCCCGGCAGACACCGCCTCAAGATGTTCACAGATTTCTTGGATATGCCAGGACCCGATAAATGGTATACCCGGCTCAACCACGTGCCATGACTGTTTTACAAACTCGTAAAGTGACGCAGAAGCTGCCCTACGTGCCTTCTCCTGCCGTATCAGGTCAAGTACAATGGCAGGGCTTAGTTGCTCAGTCATAAAAGCATTCTCAAGGATTAGAAGCCTTGAGCATCAACTGCTCCATTTGCTCCAGTTCGACATCGTTAAGATTCTTAACATTGACTGCCGCTATCGTAATTGGTCCGCCATTTGCGCCCACGTGTTCCTGCGTTACTTTATCGCCGTATATTTTAGGCAGTACTTTGCTTAATATCCATTTACGCGTATCAATTTGTAATCGGCGATGGGCAATAACATCGCTATTAAGCGGCATTAATATTTTATCGAGCAGGGGTTCCCCATTTTCAAATAAATAAACACCTTCCGAATCCTGCTTATGAATAGTTACCCATTCGTGGGTCTGGTTTGTTAATTCAATTATTTCGTCGGCCAATAACTTGTAACCAGATTCCCGCGCTTGCGCGTACCTCCGAGCTAATCCAGGGGGTGTATCATCCATCACCCACTGCACGAAGGTCGAAGAGTCAGGAAGATCTTTCCGACTTCTGCAGATATCCTGCAGGGTACGACCCTTTTCCAACTCCTTACAAACAAACTCAGACAGAACCGCACGATCATACCTACATGCAGCTTCACGCAGCACTTTACCATCCGACTTAACCACCGGCACTTTACCACTCACAACCGCAGAAGTCTTAGCCATCATTTTCTCCTAGGACACCATTATAACCCAAACCCGCCCAAACACCAAAAAACCCTACCAAAACTACTACAAAATTTTAATCGTGTGGTTAATCGTGTTTTTTAACCGTGTGCCTCTCTCTTCGAGAGAGGGAACACGATAACACGATTACCCCAAAAACTACCGTGTTCCAACCACTCTAACCAACTACGGAGGAGGGTTAGTACCCCCTCCATCCGTCGGTTGAGTGGTCCAGATGTGCGCTCTAGCCTAATCGTGTGGTTAATCGTGTGCCACCACACGATTGAGAGACTATTGATAAATATAGCTTTTGTCTTTAATCGTGTTATCATCACACGATTAAGAACACGATTAAAACACGATTAAATTCAAAATAGCCCACTTTATACAAATTCCTCAACAGCTTTGTTAACTTAGCAGCGTTTACAGGGCATACTTACCGGCTTCACGAGTTGACAGAACATATTCATCAACTTTTATGTAGTGGTTTGCCCGACCTTTAGGATTCTCAAGTTCCACTCTTACTAAAATTCCATCATCAAGCATGGAGTCGATGGCCCGTTCTTTGCGTTCATCCGAGCCTTTAACCCCACCTTTAGTTATGGGTAGGCGTTCATAATATGAACGAGCGTGTTCAGGATAAGCTCGAATTAAGAGTACAATAGCCCCGCACAGGCGCAAGTGATCTTCTAGGTCTCTGTCGTTGGCACGGTCTTCTCTGAGCTGACTACGCTCACCTGCTTTAAGCGGACGAGCTATGGAGTGGTTGAACCAGGTTTCTTTGTCGTAGCCTAGAACATTCTTGTGCACTTCCATGTTGCTAATTAGTTCAAAGGTAAGTTCAGAGAAGGAGGTGGGGAAACGAGCTTTAATAACTTTAAGCACGCGAGGGCTATCGTTGGTTTCTCCGTCCTTAAATACCGTGTATACCCCCTGGGCATCGCCAGTCCAAGCCGAGGCACCTCGGGGGCTTAGATAGTCCGATTCGCCGTTGCCTAAAGCCTTTGCAGAGTGACTAACAATTATAATAGGAAAGGCAGCAAATGATTGCTTAATATAAGCCATTGCCCGACCCACTTCTGCATTATCGTTTTCATTTTCTAAATCAAATACCGCATTAGCTGTATCAAATACAACTAGGGGTAATGCTTTATAAATAGAACCGTCTGCTTTCAGGTTGTCTGTGGTCCAATCTTTATATTCCTCAGACACCTCTGAAACTATTTTTGGATCTAATCTTTGAGCGCCGATTACTTTAATACGAGAGTTAAAATCTTCAGCATCGTAACCGGTGCAACCCCATGAGTACATGGAATAAATAACCTGCTGGACCTGAGTTACCGACTCAGTTATTATGATGACATTGCGACGCACTGCCGGTTTGAGAGAGAAGTCGTCTGGGCATAGGTGAGCAGAAGCCAGTGCCAAGGGGATTATCAAAGTGGTCTTACCTACCCCCGGAGCACCCGCAATAACATTAACCCCTGTTGACATGAAGTCGTCAAATACATATTCATAAGTTTCTACACCGTCAGCACCGGTGGGTTGAGAGTTTGAAAGACTCAGCGGGTGGGTATCAGGTTTAGTAGTCTGGTCAGAGGTGCGTGGCGTGCTGTTGCCAGACCAACCGTTGTCAATAGCCATACGAAATATGGAACGATAAGTAATTGAATGCGGGTAGTCTAGGTCCCGCTCCCACTTCTTGCGTTGAGCCGCCGCATCAAACTTGTCCGAGGAAGAAGCCCACTCTGTCCAAATCTTATAACCGTTTTCGCCATACGGTTTAAGCACCATACCCACATTGACCCACGTCGTGTAGTCGTCGGCATCAACATGCTTCAATGCCGAGCGCAGGTCGTCAAATGTTTGAGCCGTGGCTACCGGTACACCCGCCTTCTCCGTCAAGCTGTAATTTATCGGTGGCCGAGCCTTGCTGGCTAAGAAGCTCGGGAGGACAGAAGGGTTAGCCGCTCTGGTCTTGCTGAGAGGAGACTTACCAGAGGCCCAGCGGTAATCTCCCGAAGGCCCAAGAGTGGGCGCTACACAGATATATCCATGGTGCTTTAGATCTAAACCTTTACCCACTGTACCTGGGTAATTCATGCTCTGATCAGCTTTGAATATACGGTGTTCACCCCCACCCTGGGTGATCGCTGTACACTCAGAGTGCAACACCCCGTGCTCGGCTTCCAACTCTGCTAGAGACTCCCGACCCCCGTTCTGTGGATCAATGTCTAAGGCGATGAGTCCGGAAGCAGAGAGGCTAACCCCGATACCAGCCTCTGGGTCTGTTGCCCACCAGTCACGGATGGTTTGTTCATTAAGTGTGGCATCATGATGGCCATGGGGTGCTAGGTCAGACTGCGGATGCTTTCCAGCCTTGTGTCCTTTCTCACCGTTAGGTCGACCACACCGACATTGCCCACTGTCGTCAACTGACCACACCGGTAAAACATACCATCCTAGTTCAGCATAAGCTAATGCATACTCTAAAGTGGTGGGAGTCTTATCCACCACCCACATGTGTTTGGGTTTATCTACCATTGCAGTCTCTTCTAGTTAAAATATTCTTCAGCTATTGTCCAATACCTACCCGATTTATACACAGAGGCTTGATTAGGTTGACGAGCACCTTTCAATTGCCAAGTTAAAGACCGCGCCGGGGATGGGAGATTTACAGCTAGGCTCCGGAGATTGAAGAACTCCAGAGTGTCGTTGTTGGGCGTTTCAGTATTTACAAATTTAGTAGCGTCTATGCGTACACCTTCAGGTGTGGTACACGCGTATTGTACTAGCAACACGGGTATCAATGGGTTGCGTCGAGTTGCAATAGCAACACAGTTAACATTGTGTACATCGACCTTTAAGAATGAACCGTCTGTAACAGGTTTACCCGTCATGGGGTCAATAGGTTCCAGGGTTCTTATTCCTGGGTATACCTTGCGTTCTTTCTTGACATAGGGTTGGCGTGGAACAGCTTCGACTTCCAGCAGACCCTTTTCACGGTAGAAAGTCTCGTACATGTCCACACCGCCGAGGCGTATCAAGTTGCCAGCATAGTCAAGCACTAGGCAGTTCTTCTTAGCGTGGTGTGGGCGCGTACCTCGCCCCTGCATCTGTACCCACAACGAAGAGGACAGTGTTGGGCGAAGGCATACGATACAATCGAGTGCCGGGAAGTCGAACCCCGTAGTTATCATATCTACCGAGCAGAGTACTCGTGTTTGACCACTATAAAAATACTCAAGAACAAACTCCTTACTGTCTGCAGAAAGACCACTATGAAGAATATCCGTTGACCACCCGGTGATCTTCTCAATTATAGCCCCTGCTCGAGAAGCCGCGTCAACCGTAGGGCAATAAACTGCTATGTGCTCTCTCTTATCTGCTAACTTTAGTAGAGACCTAGCCATTCGGGTAAGCCACTCATCAGTCTCAACTGCTGCAACTTCAACCTGTACAAAGTCCCCGCTAACAGAAATGTCATCCGCATCTAGTTGTACTTCTGTTTCCACACCGACCAAGGGGCACAAGTATCCGTCTTCCACGGCCTGAGGAACAGTGTAACTGTAAGACAAAGTGTCAAACCAAAATGATGAACCTTTGCCGTAGATTATACCATTGTCCATACGCCAAGGGGTTGCTGTCATAGCCACGCGCAGGGCGTTAGGGTACTTGCTTAACACCGACTCATAAAGAGAAGGTTCCCCCTCGTTGTGCGGTACACGATGGGCCTCGTCAATTACTATTAGGTCGGGTTCCTGCATATTTGGCAGCATGCCGATGATAGTTTGGATCGTCCCAAATGTAACTGCGAAATCGGTATCCTTGCGGTTGAGTCCGGAGCACGCAACCCCCGGTTCTTCCCCCGCATAACGACGATAAGTAGTCGAGTTTTGCTTTACAAGCTGGGCAACATGAGTTAAAACCCAAGTGCGTTTGCCCAGTTTTGCGTAGTGATTAGCCAGGGCAGAAATAATCACGGACTTACCTGTGCCAGTGGCCAACTGTAACACCGGGTGCTTGCCTTGGCCTAGATCTTCTAGGGCCGCAGTGGTTGCTTCCTGTTGATAGTACCTTAGTTGCATAAAGTTCTCTAGTTATGAAGTGTCTTACAATTATGCCCTATTAACAGTAAAAAAGGCAACTCTTTTTGCTGGGCCAAAAAATATTTTTGCCTTCGGGTAAAATAACGCTTGCCTTTTCCAAAAACATGAACTATACTTCTTTCCACGGTTGATTACCGTGAATAACTTTCTAACTGTTTAACTGGAGAATTAAGATGACCACTATTCAAGCTACCCCCCTGCAGCGTCAGATGATCGNAGCCNTCGCCCTGAGCGAGTATTCCNCACTCAACGGCGGTGTACCGTCGTGTCTAGACGACATCGGCCCGATCTGGGCCAACACCGTGATCTATGACGCCCAAGACAAAGGCGTGCTGACCTCCCTGATCAACGCTGGCTATGCGGAGCATCACGGCAAGGGTGAAGATGCTGTCATATACCTAACACAGCTCGGCTTCGAAGCCTTCCAAGCCTTCGCTAACTAACCTACCCGCCGGGGGAGACCCCGGCACAAGGAG